TTCTGTAACAGTTCCAGTGGTTGCATTTTTACTAATTGTTTTTATTGTGCTTTCAGATCTTAATGGACCCGAGAAGGTTGTATTAGCCATGTGTATCTCCTTGTCTTGGCAATGTCGAAGTTAATTCTTCGTCAAGGTATTAAAAAACTATAACATAAAAAAAGAGCGACTGTAAAGTCGCCCTTTTCATCCGATAAAGGATTTTTAGTTATGCACCTTTTGATCCAAAAACACATCTTGGATCAGAAAATCCAAAACTATATCTTTCTCTGGCTTTAAATCTCATATTGCCAGTGTCAAAATCTGCTTCCATCTGAGTAGCTAATGGAGTTCTTTCAAAGTGCATGAAACCTCTTGGGGCATCAGTTAAAATGAAAAACGCATCTGTATCAGTTAAGAAGTCATTAATGGTGTAACCCTCTGGTAACATACCAGTTGATCTTATTGCATTAATGTCATTATCTGCTGTTGCAGTTCTTAAATTAGATGCCATTAATCTCTCAGCAACAAATTGAAGTTGTCTTGGAACAAGTAGTTTTCTACCAGTCAAAGCAATTCGTAGACCTCTTTCGTCCACAAAACCCGCAATACTAATTAAAGCATCTTCAAGTGATGTTTCGTTAAGGTCTGCATCTGTTGATGGTTCATTAGCAAAAGTACCGCCAGTGATAATTGGATGTGCAGTTGAACATAATTCAACTCCGTCACCACCAGTCACTGTACTATCAAAAGCATTATTAAGAACAGAAGCTGCCTTAACTTGCTTTGTGTGTGCCATAGATCTTGCTAATGCACGAGTGTATCTTGAAGACAATCTATCATATAAGTTGTCCTCTACTGCCTCTTCAGTAATCGAGAAAGCTAAAGCAATAGTTTCATGGTTGTAACGAGCAGTGAATGATTCGTTAGCATCATCAAATGATACTCCAGAACCCTCTTGTTTCACTGGTGCTGCACCAAAACCAGAAAGCATTACTTCTTCTTCAAATGATCGATCTGAAGATTCAGTTGTGTAGATCTCCGCATGTTGGTTTTCATACCTTGCGAATTCCATACCAAAGAGAGCGTTTAAACCAGGCTCTAATTCTTTGGCGAGTTGTGCTCTTGAAATAGCCATAATTAAGCCTCCTTATGATATAGCTGCATCAGGATCTCCAACAGAACTGAAGAAGACATGATTGTTAATTTTAACGATATATTTAATACCTGCAGCAGAATGATCTTGATTTTCTACATCCTCTTCAATTCCAACAATCATCAAAGGATTTGATGGATCGGAATCTTCAGCAGTAGAAATATCAATCTGTGCGGTTGATATACCAGTTGTAGTATTTCCACTTGTAGCATTTTCTATCTCAGCGGTTTTGAAAATATCAGCTTTTGCTGTTGCTCTGTTGGTATTAGTACCATCAGAACAAATGACATATCTTTGCATTGGATTGTCATAAATAAAAGCTTTGATATCAAAATTTGTATCCGCTGAACCAGATCCTGGCCACGTGTTATTAAATCTTAATTTCTTTGTAGTTGCGTCAACATATTCACACCCAGCAAAAACTCCTAAGATCTGCTTTGTATCTCCAGTGGCATTTCCTAAGACTTGGACTGTACCACCAGTTAACTCAGCTTGAACAGGAGAGCCTTGGAAAATAGCTGATGCATCACTAGCAATGAAATACTGATTAGTGCCACCAGGGAACGTACCTCCCATAGCATTAATCGGCTTTAAGCCAAACTTTAAGTCTGCATTTGCCATTTATAGCTCCTATAAAATTATGAAAAGGAATTATTCCTTTCCAAAAGTTACTTTTGAACGCCTACTTTGCTCAATAGGCATAGAAGGATGTTGCTCCTTCATTAAGTCCTGATCTACGGCAGTCATTTGATTGCGGGTCTGATCCCGAAAGTATTCAGTTCTCTCGTCAACTGTCTCTTCAGGTATTCTGGCAAGCATTAAGCCACCATTACCTATAACACCCTCATGCTTTCCTTCTTCAACTGCTGCAAAGTCTTGATCTGGATATTCATCTGCTCTTACTGGCTCATAACCTTCTCTAAGTCTAGAATGAACGTTCATTTGATCGTCATCACCTCTTAAATGAGTTCTAATCCAACGATGTTTAAATCCATCTTTTGGCTTTGGAGCATCAAGTCTGCTTGGTGGTGCCCATGGTTTTCTGCGTGTTGTTTTTGCACGTGTTGTATCTGATCGTGGAGTTGTTCTATCTGTCATGTTATTTCCTACTCTTTTACATATTTAGCGTATTCTTCTAACGGAACATTCAGTCTTTTTGCCATTGCAACTTGTGATGGCGACAACTTCACAGTCCTGCGTCCCTTTGTATTACTGCGAGATGCGGTATTATCAGCAGGGGCGACTCTGTTAACACCACTCGTTTCTTGTTGAAACTCTTCAGGAAATCTAGTCCTAATTCGTTTATCTAACTCAGAATAGTATTCATCACTTCCTAAGTCAAATCCTTCTTGTACTAATTTTTTATCTAACCCTAAAGCAAGATAAGTCATTTCCTCATTTTCACCGAACCAAGTGTTCTTTTCTGCCCATGCTTTTGCCTTTGGATCTGGCTCTTGTTGGACGGGTTGTTGTGGTTGTTGAATTGTTTTAGGTTCTGATGTTTCACGTGAAACATTTTGTTCTTGTCTCTCTTTGGCTATTCTGTGTCTTTCTTGCTCGATTGTTACTTTGGCAATTGCTTGTTGCGCTTTAACTATTGCGTCAGTGTCGTTAACTTCAAGAGCTTTCTTCAATGCGTCCGAAGCAGAGGCAAGTTGAGATTCTATTCTTGTGCCATACTCAGATATGTAACCTTTATCCAAATTTTGAATTTGAGTCTGTAGCTTTTCATTCTCAGATTTCAAAGTCTCTGCAAGTCTAACAGCCTCTTCTTTATCTCTTTGTTCTTTTCTATAACGATCAGTTATTTGATTAATTCTTGTTTGTACCTTTTTACTGTATTCTGTTACTTCATCTTCTTTTTTTTCTTCTTTAGTTTCAGTAACTTCTTCCTCTTTCTTATCTTTTTCCTCAAGATTAAGTGGAAGTTCTACTTCGACTGGTTTATCTTCGATTGTTTCACGTGAAACATTTTCTTCTTTAACTTCATTTTTTTCTATAGTAGCCATAATATCTCCTTAAATATGCTGAATGTCTTCGGGATCAACGATTGTTGCTATAACTTCATCATCGTTGATTATTCTCACCTCACCGCCTTCTATTCTGAATCTTGATCCAGAATATCGACCAATACAGATCCAATCACCTTCTTTACACCAAGGTTCTCCATCTCCGAATTTATCTTTATCTTTATAAGCAAGAGGTCCAACTTTAAGGACATAGGCCACAACTGTAGCCAACGCTTCACGATCTCTAACTGCATCGGGCAAATGTATGCCACCCTCTGTTTTTTCACGTCCTTTGTAAGGCATGACTAAGATTCTCCAACCAGTTGGTTGAGGAAGTCTCTCTTTTAGTTTTAAATCGTCTGTTTGGGGTTTGTTTTCTTTTAGTTGATTTTTTAGATACTCAGGTACGTATAATGTCTTCGTCATCTATTTTTCCTTCCAGCAAGGACTTAATTTGATCTTTAGTATATGAGAGTCCTTGTAACTCACCTACTAGCTGCTTATACTGTTCATGATTAGAAACAGCACCAGTTGTCAGCGTCAAGACGATGTCGTCTTCACGTTCTTTTAATCTTTTGTATAATTTTTGCGAAAAGTCAACTAAATCCATTATTTTTCTTTCCAAAAATAATCATCTGTATCACCTAATCTATATTCATTTCCATTTTCAACTTGATAAAATTCAGTGCTGACCTTGAAATCTGGCATCTTAGGCTCTTTAGGTGTAAGTGAATTGTCATAAACTCTCATTCTATTGTTGGGATACAAACAATATTGTCCGTTATCTAGTTCAAGCAAATTAAATGATTTATGTTCAGCAGGAGTTTCACTTGTACTATAATCTATATTATCTGAGTCTGGATGATAGTTATCTAATGTACAAATATAAGATCCATGCATAAGTCCTTGATTTCTTGTGAAGATTTCGAAATCCATAGATCCAATAAATTGTTTTGTTATAGCGGTTACACCATAATCCATACAATTCCAAAATTGTAAGTTAGGTAAATCAAGATCTGGTTTGGGTGTTTCTGGACTTGAAACAAATGCAGAGATGGGAAGTTTATCATACAAAGCACCATACTCTGGTAGAAAAGTTTCAAAATAAAATGCTCTGCCAGGTATTGATTTGGCAGTGACCCAAACACCTTTTACAAATTTACCATGACTATCTTCGTGATCTCTTAAATATTCTTTACGAACATAAACATCCACTGAGGGTAAGTTGCAAACTAATTCAGCCACGTCCCCACCTTTACTACCATCATTTTTTGTTTCATTAATATGTGCCACTAAACTTAGTGCCAGACATTGCTGCGCCAGTTCCTCTTTTTTGTTTTTCTGGAACTTTCATTGATATTTCAACAGTTTTAATCATGATGTCTCCACCAGCACCATACTTCATTTTTTCATCTATAGAACCGCCACCCATCATTCCAACACCAAATTCTTTTGCCAAATCACCTTCTATCTCTCTTACTTTATCTTCATCACCAGCTTTTTTGGCATCTGAAAGCATTTCCATAAGTTGACCATATCTAGGATCTTTGAGATCACCACCTTCAGCTTTTT